AAATTAAAAGTTTAATGGGAGCATAATAAATGCTTCTTGGATTTGCCTCATTTGCTGAAAGACCGTTCTCAACGGTCGATGATGACAACAGTGTAAATATTCAAGTTACAGGTAATGCATTAGCCATTAGTATTGGTAATGCTGGAATCATTGCAAACTCAGATGTTGAAAACGTAGATGGAAATCGTGTAACTTTAGGAACAGGGGCTATTACAATTACAGCCGATTCTAATTTTACTGTTACAGGTAGTGCAACTTCATTAGGTATAGGTAGCTTTGTAGTTACAGCAGATGCAAACGTAACCGCAGTAAAGAACACGTTGACACTTTCAACAGGAGCTGTTACAGTGAGTGGAACAGCGTTAGTAAATCCAACCGGATCTCAAGTATCAGTAGATTCTGGAGACCCGAACGTTATAACATGGGAAAATATTATACCTGGAGTTAATATGGTTTGGACACCAATTGATCCAACTTAAAGAATAAATTATGGCATCAAGTTATTCATCAGATTTAAAATTAGAACTTGTAACAACCGGAGAAAAAGCTGGTCTTTGGGGAACAATAACTAATACAAATTTACAAATTTTACAGCAATCTTCATCAGGAGTTTTATCCGTAGACATGGCTGGAGCCGATATTACACTAGCACTAACTGATGGGGCTGAGTCTAATGGTAAAAATATATTTTTAAAACTAACGGGAACTCTTTCAGCTAATAGAATATTAACAATGCCTAGTGGAAGTGGAGTTACTAGACTATGGTTTATTGAAGATGCTACTGTTAGAGGAACATCAAATAGAACATTAGATGTAAAAACAGCAAGTGGAACAGCACAACCTGTGCCTCCTGGATCAACATTAATGTGTGTTTCCGATGGAGCTCAAACTACTACAACACTTATAGAAAAAGGTTATGCAACAATTACAGATTCTAATTCATCATACACAACAGTTTCAGGAAATCAAATTTTAGCAAATACTACTTCTAACCCNATTACAATANTTTTACCTGCTGCTCCAGCTACAGGAGATGAAGTTACAATTATAGACGCTAGAGGAACTTTTGGATCTAACAACTGTATTATTAACAGGAACAACAAACCTATTAACTCTGGCACAAGTAATTTAACNTTNANTACNAATGGTCAAGCTATTACTTTGGTTTTTGTAGACTCTACAAGAGGCTGGGCGTATAAAACGAACACAGCGTAAGGAGCACGGATCATGGCTCTTACTTCCATTAAATTTTTACCCGGTGTAAACAAACAAGATACAGCTGTTGGTGCAGTTGGACGTTGGGTGGAATCGGATAACATAAGATTTAGATATGGTCTTCCTGAAAAAGTTGGAGGTTGGTCTTCACTTACTTTAGATACAATTGTAGGTGCTTCTAGAAAAATGCATTCCTTTGTTGATCTAGAAGGTAACCGTTATGTTGCAATAGGAACTGATAAATTTTTAGTTCTTTATTTTGAAGGACAGCTTTTTGATATAACTCCTTTTCGTAGCAACAATGCTGGAGTTCAAACAACATTTACCTCATCTACAATAGCCACAAATAGTACTTCAAATAAAACTTGTACCGTTACAACTACGTCTGCACATGGTTTGGAAGTTGGAGATATAATTTTATTAAATTCTGTAACACTACCTAGTGGAACAGGACTGTCTGCTTCAGATTTTGAAGACAAACTATTTCAAGTTTTAACAGTACCCACTAACACTACATTTACAATTGATTCTTTAAACCAAGCAACTGGAGCAGTGTCAACTGGTGGTGCTATGATTGTAGAACCTTATCAATCAGTAGGTCCTGTACAACAAACTTATGGTTATGGTTTTGGTATCTCTCAATATGGAGGACCTGTATCAGGAGCTTTAACTAATACTTTATCTTCTGGAATTAATAATTCAGTGGCAACTATTCCACTGACATCTAACGCAGGATTTCCAACTGCAGGAACTGTTGCTATTGGTACGGAACTTATTACTTACAGTGGTAAAGGAACTAATACATTAACTGGAGCTACACGTCAGGCCAATGGTACAACTGCCACATCCCACAATTCAGGAGCAGTTGTAACAGACGCATCAGATTATTCTGGTTGGGGTTCCGCTGTAGAAGCATCAACTGTTACTCTTGAATCAGGTCTATGGTCATTAAGTAATTTTGGTCAAGTACTTGTTGCAACTATTTCTAATGGTAAAACATTTACATGGAACTCAGGTATAGCTGCAAGGCTAACAACACGAGCATCAACAACCACTTCAGGTTTTGAAACAGCTATAGCAACGGGTGTAGGTAATCCAACCGCTTCACGATTAACTTTAATATCACCAACAACACGTCACTTAATTCATTTTGGAACTGAGAATGAAATTGGAGATGCTACAACTCAAGATGATATGTTTGTAAGATTTTCAGATCAAGAAGCTATTAATGCTTATGCAATTAAAGCAACTAACAGTGCTGGTTCACAAAGATTACAAGATGGTACTAAAATTGTAGGAAGTATTGTTGCTAAAGAAAATATTTTAGTTTGGACGGACAACGCATTGTACACTATGAAATTTGTAGGAGCACCTTTTACATTTGGTTTTGAACAAGTAGGTACTAACTGTGGATTGATTGGTAAGAATGCGGCAATTGAAATTGATGGTGTTGCTTATTGGATGTCTAACAATGGTTTCTTTTCTTTTGATGGTACGGTTAACTCGTTAGCTTGTTCTGTTGAAGATTATGTATTTGGCGATTGTGATACAACTAAAGGTCAACAAATTTGTGCAGGAATAAATAATTTATTTACAGAAGTAACGTGGTGGTACCCTACTTCTAATTCAAATTTTAACGATAGGTATGTTGTATTTAACTATGGTGAATCTCAAAAAGTTCCAATGGGTAATTGGTACACAGGTGTTAATACAAATTCAATTAGAACAGCATGGATTGATTCTTTAATCTATCCAAAACCTTATGCTTCGAGTTATAATTCTACAGCCAGTGGTACTTTTCCTAGTATTATTGGAGAAGATGGATTAGGTAGAACTACATTATTTGAACACGAAGTAGGTACTGATCAGATTAATCCTGATGGTTCAACTACAGCTTTAACTTCAACTTTACAATCTTATGATATTGCTTTACAACAAGAACAACCAGAAACATTTTTAGCCATGAGAAGATTTGTACCAGATTTTAAAACATTGACAGGTAATGCAAACGTTACAATAGGTTTAAAAGATTACCCTTCTGCAAGTCTTGAAGAGAGTACACTAAGTCCTTTTACAATTACATCTTCTACAACTAAAGAAGACACTAGAGCAAGAGGAAGGTATGCAAGTTTAAAAATAGAAAATACTGGAGCTGGAGAAAAATGGAGATTCGGAACATTCTTAATTGATTTACAACCGGATGGTAAAAGATAATGACAAGAGTTGTAGTAAGATTACCTGAACCTAAAAAAGAATATAGTGAGGATAACCAAAGACAAATAAATAGATCTTTAACTTCTATTGTTGAACAGTTAAACTCTACATTTTTAACACAATTAAAAGAAGATGCAGAGAGGTTTACTTGGTTTAATGGCTAACATATATAAAAAAATAAATACAGATTTAATAACAACTGAAGAAAAGGTAGCTTATACGGTTCCTAGTAATTCAAGAGCTTTAATTAAATCTATTCATATTTTTAATGAAGGAGCAGGTGCTGCTGCTTTACAAATAAAAATTAAAGATGGTACAAGTGCTACTACTTATTTTTATGATAAAACATCTTTAGCTGCAGACGCAAACGAAGAGTTTATAAATAACGTATTAATACTACAAGAAAGCGATGAACTTAGATTTTTATCTGATATCACAGGACCAGATGTAATAATTAGTTTATTAGAAATTAACAGAGAGGATAGATAATGCCATTTATAGAAACAGAAGCAAGTAAAAGACAAGAGATAATTAACGGTAAAAGTGTTACAGTTGTTACTCCTAAATGTGAAGTAACTTTAACTAATACACAGACAGGACAAGAGTATATGTCTGATGCAGAAGCATTAGCTGACGTACAGAACGTTAATACTGACACTAAACCTGAACATGTTCGTAGAGATGTTAAGGTAACCGTAGAAGAAATTAACTTTGGTGCAGGTTCGGAGTTGTAAATTAAACAAAAATAAGGTATTTTAAAGAACATGGCAATTACAGATATTATAGAAGAAACAGAACTAACGGCTGGTGCTCCAAGCATCAAGTACGAAGGAGATATGAACCCGGACCAAGGATCAGGGATCATGCAAATGGCTTCTATGGAGTCAGGCCAAGAAGGAACTTTAGAAGAAATTTACTTTGAGTTAATAGCTGACGGTATGGATCCTGAATCAGCTTCAATCAAAGCAAGAGAAATTTATAATAGCATGAGCTCTCAACCTCAAGACATGATGCAAGAACCACGGACCATGGCTGCTTACGGCGGTATCATGGGAGGAGATGGTAGACGTGGATACGTTGGTGGAAGTTATTCTACCGATACTAAAGATGGTTCTGAGAGAGGAAGTTATCAAGGTAGAGATGACAGCGGAGGATATAGTTCAAATAGCAATGACTA